GTGTCTATGCCCTCGCCACCTGCGACAGTTAGTGTCTCAGAGTCTAGGTCGATGGCAATAGTGCCAGAGTCTGTTGTAGCGTCCAGGTCTTGTGCTGTGACCTGAGAATCTACATACGCTTTAACAGACTGCTGTGTAGGAATAAGGGTTGCACTGTTGGAAGACATGTCATCTTCGTCAACAAATGCTGTGACGTTGATTGTACCGTCAGAAAGAGTTTCAAAAGTTGCAGTACCTGTGAACGTAGGCCCTGCCAGATCAGCTTTGGTTGCAATAGCAACAGCAATAGCGTCGAACTCAGCCTCGAACTCTGCGCCTTTAATAATCTTGTTGGCATCACCAGTCGGCAACGAGTCCTTAGCTTCAAAGTCTGTAGTCTTAGTATAATTAGACATCGCGGCTTCCTGTTACAGAGGGGAGGAAAAAGAAAAAGGGGGCCGAGTAGACCCCCTCAAGAGTTACTCAGCAATCGCTAAGACAAAGCCAGCTTCAGGACGATAGACCTGAACACCATACAGGCAGTCAGCCGTGTACAGAGTAGACAGGTATTCCTGCTTGTACTGAGTTTGAGAGCGCACTGAGAGTTGCTCTGCCAGGACAATGGCTTCCTTGTGGAAGAGCATTGCTGCGCGGGTATCAGCAGAAGAGGCAGTGTTGTCTGCCGCTGCTTCAATCGTTGCACAGTTAGCAGACACATAAACGTCTACACCGTACAGATTACCGATAAGACCGGACTGAACCGCCTGACCTGTTACAAAGTCAGAAGATACATAGCGGTCAATACCCATGATGGTTTTACGAACAGAAGGCGGAATGACAAGTACACGATTTTCCATCGGTACGTTGTTGTCGTCCAGCTTCTGGATCATGTCACGGAAAAACGCATCAGTGAACACATCAGCAGCTACAATAGTGTCGTCTGTGTACTGAGTCGTCGTACCGCCATCGTTGAAGAAACAGCCTGTGTGCTGGTAGTCAGTAGCAGCAGCACCGTGTACTACGGCTCCACCATCACCAAAACCAGTTCCGCAAGCATGAAGGTCAGTGTCTACTCGCACTGCGAGAGAGTAACCAGCATCTTCAGTGTAAAACTGACGAAGACTCGCAAGAGCCTGAACATCAACGATGTCTTCAATCAACCTTGAGTATTCAAAGTGTCGATCAATGTCGATAGTCAGTTCTGACTCAGTGTTGGCAATGATCGTTACTGCCGTGTCAGCAGCTTTCGCATTGGCATCGCCGCGAGTGGGCTTGGGGATGTGAAGCTTGTCGCCTTTCTTGCCGTTCATGGCAATCTTTTTGACAAGCGGAGCCATTTTCAGATTTTTCTGATAAGCAGCAATGATTTCATCCGACCAAATTTCGGGGATAAAAGTTGCCGCCTCTGTTTTTGCGGTATTACCAGCCGCACCTGGATATGTAGCCGTAGCCATCAGTTAGTCTCCTTAAGACTATTTGACCCGACCTTCTCCATACGCTTTAAGAATTTCTTCTGACAAAGCTTGGTATCTGTCTGGGTCAGTTTTCATTAGTTTAATAATGTCGGCCCGACGATAGATTTTTCTACGAGTTCCTTCAGAACTACCTTGTGCGTTACCTGTATTAGCTGCCTTAATTTGCTGCTTTCTAGCCTGTTTCTCCAGGTTAGCTGTCTGCTGCGCGATTCCTTTACGCTCCTTCCAGAGTGTAAATAATTCGTCAGCAGCCTCCGCATTGTAATTTTGGTCAGCTTCTGCAAATAACTGAACCCTAATATTTGAAGACTGTATCCATTCTGCAAAATTCTCATCACCAAGGATGTCCTGCATGTCAGGATGCTTGCTTTGCAATTGCGCTAAAGAAGTTTGCTTCTTGTAATGCGCTGTATGCTGCTCTGCCTCCCTAATCTTAGGATGATTCTCAATAGCACGATTAACGGCTGCTTGAGGATCTGTAAAATAATCTAAATCATCTTCAGGCTCAACGTTATGTTGAGGTGCTGATTGTTGCGTCTGATTAGAAATGTAATCATCTACAACTTTGCGAAGTTCGCCCACTTCAGTTGACTGACGACCAAGCAGCTTTTCAGCCTCTTGATGCATCTGTGCAACTTCTGCCAGAGATTTATTTTGATACTTCTCTGGTAGTTCTGGCTCTTGAGGTTCCTCAACAATTTCTTCAGAGACTTGCGCCTCTTCATCTACTTGCTGAATCTCAGCTTCTTCGCTTTCAACGTTGTCTACTTGTTCCTCTTCAGGAGGTAGATCAACCATTGTCGCTCTTGACATAATTAAACTCCGTGAACCAAGTCATTATGGAGATGAGTTTCGCCTACCTGCTTGTTCGTGTTCTTTTATCCACTTCATGTGCCTGCCAGGAAAATCCCCAGTAGACCCATCTAGTATAAAAGACGGGGCAGATAGCATTTTTGTACCAACGTCACCACAACCGCACCTACTGGTTTTGGTGTCACTGTTTACAAATTTTTCAAATATGTGTCCCTTTGAACACTTAAAGTCGTAAACTTTAAGCATTCACAGCTTCTACATCTTCTTCGGCTTCTGCCTGCTCTCTAGCTGCTGCAATCGTTACTTCTAAGTTGATTACGGTAGCAAAAGCGGCAACTTGGCCTTTTCGATAAAAAAGCTCTTCCAAATCTTTAACTGACTGAATATCAGCCAGTCGCTGTGCGTTATTGGATAGCTCCTCTATGAGTTGTTTGAAACCTTTGTGGTTGAATAACTCGTTATAGTTATCAAAATAAGCTTCAAGCTCTGGAGTCATAATTTTCCTCTTTTATTACTATACCGTCAATTCGGCATATTTCAAAAACAATAAAACCGTTATTTCTTGGTTTTCTTCTTAGGTTTCTTCTTTTTTGGTGCTTTTCGCTGTGGATAGTATCCTGCCATTACTTTCTCCTAGCTTTTTTCTTTGCTCTGTCTGAAAGATCCTTGAAATGGTACAGCTTGACTGACGTTTTACCATGCGTTTTGCCAGAATGAAGATCTCCATTAGGCATTTTATGCGTATTTCCGGTAAACAACGTACCGTCACGCTTGTAATGACGCATTCCTTTAGCCATTAGGATAGTTCGGCGTTCTCTTCGGCCTGTTGTATCCGCTTACTCCTAACCTGTCGAGTCTTGGGTCTCTTTTTTTCGGCATCAGACAACTTCTGTTCCAACGCTTCTAAGCGTTTCCATTGGGGTTCCAGGTGCTTCTCCACCTGCCGGAGCAGGGTTTCCAATTCTTGGTTCGTTAGCATTTTCTTTACTCTTGATTTCTCTTTCTTTAAGGAGAGTCTCAGCAACTTTAAGTCGTCGCTCAAACTCTTTATCTTCTGCGTCACCTTCTTTCAGGTTTCGGGTGACAGCATTGATGAGATCAATTTCTAGCTCTTTCGGACTAATATCGGCTTCTACAGCCAGCTTAACGGCTCTTGCAGAGGACTCTTCTGCTTGGGCGTTAAGTGCTGCGGTTTGTGAGTTTTGGAAGGCAATCTGTGCTTGCTGTGTTGCCATAGCCATTTGTTGAGCTTGCGGGTTGGGCTGCATAGCTTGCTGCATAGCTGCCAACAGTTCTTCCCGGTTAGACAGGTTCATGTTGTCAACAATGGACTGCACCAAGGTAGCGTACAGAGGAGAGTCTTGCTGCATTGTTTGCAACAATTGGACAAGCTGAGTTACTTCGTATTCCCTGGCAATAATACCCAAAGTGCTTGTTGCGTTGAACTTGTAGTCAGCGACTGGGTAGCTTTCAGGATCAAACTGCATGTAACGATATGCAGCTTTTTTGACAAACGGAATCAAGAACGACTGCTGGAAGTTAATCAGGGTTCTCTTGTGCCTCTTGATGATCGCCCCTAAAGACATAGAAATGCCAGCAGCAGTAGCCTCGCCATTGACCTGCCCTGCAATTCCCGCTGAATCAACAGCACCAGTCGCCTGCTGCACCATTTGCTGCAAGGAAGCTGCCTGAGCAAAAGTAATTTGGCTAACCTGACCAAAATTAAAGGGCTGTAGCACCTCTCTAGGATCACCGCTAGTGAGGATCATTTTACCTGGACGTACTTCAGGCTTAGTGCCTCTGGGCAGACGAGTTGCGTCAATTGCCATCATCGGATGGATTGTCAGGCTAAGAGCGTCGATTCTTGCTCTAAGCTCAGTAT